TCCTCGAACACATCTTTAACAGTACGTCCGGGGGCTGTTAGTTGATTCAAGATTTGATGGTTCAACTCAACATAACCACTGCCCATGACAATCTGTGTCACCCTATCCGTTTGCTGCTTCCGTGTTGTAACTCTTGTTACTTGTCCAGTAAAGACACGCTTTAATCCAATGTCTCTATAACCAACACTAAATACAGCGGCTGGGTAGTTAGTGTCTAACACCTTCAAAGACTCATCGCTGAGATTGTATATCTCAATAGATGCTGAGTTGGTGCGGTCTTTGTTGTTGCTCGCCTTACTGATATCGAACGTAACTTGTAAACTGTTAATCAATAGTCCATCACCTGTCTGGTAATCGCCTATGATTAGTTCGTATTGGCGGTTTACCTGATAGACCATTGTTACACCTCGTCTGGATAAACGTAGAACATCTTGTAATACTGATTGATCTTTTCTGGAAACTGCTTGCATGGTTCGGAGAGGCTGTTACCAACTTCTTCCATCCAGAACGTCCCACTCAGTCCGGGAATGCTGTAATCAAGAAGTATGGAATGCTTCGGAACCACAGCAACTCCCGCAACTATCAACTCTTTTTCAGCAGTGTATAGCGAGAGATAGTAGAGCTTTGAGCGTTCTACATAGCTAAACTCAAGTATGTAAGAATTACCTTCCAAGCTAAGGGAGTAGGAGTAGTAGGGTTCGGAGAACAGAGGAACATCTACAAACTTATCTGTCATTTCCTTAATCCCTGATTGTACGTAGAGGGTCAGCATCGGGTTTAGGGCCACCTGTAGTACCCTTTGTCTTCGCTGTGCTGTCTTGTTTACCTTTGTCGCTCTTACTTGCAGACTTTGACTTCATTGAGTCTGCAACATCCTTTGGTATCTCTGTCGATTCCAACGTAACAAACCGAACCTTCTCCAAGGTAATTTCACAGTAAACTCCATCACCTGTATCTGCTGTCTCATTGAAAGCTACAGAGGTAATAACGAAGTCTCTGCGAACCTTAGAGATAAGTGAACCAAGAAATTCGTACACACTGACAAGCTGTATGTTTGGTTCTATCACACCCTTCTCAGCGTTGAATCTCTCACCACTCACTAATGTCTCTAGGAGTGTCTGTACGCCTTCATTGTAGTCTGGTGTACTTGGGTCTAACGTAACCTCTGGCTTCTTCGTCCCCACAAACTGTGAGATGCTTGCAGGCATTAGTTTATTGAGAAGACTGTTGTCAGAAGAACTTACACTGACGGGGTTATACAGGTACTTAGAGTTATAAGGGACATAACCATTCTCATCTACAACTTCTAACACGTTAGTTGACAAGTCAACTTGAGAGACAACAGCCGAAAGTGTAATCTTGTCATTCTCACGTATGAAGTGGTCAGTGATATTCCCACCCCTGTCTACAGGGTGTTTGGTGACTTGGCCTGAGTGGTTGCGAGTGAACGCTGTCACAGCATCCAAATAGATCAAGCCACCCCAATCCGAGTCAGCATCACCCCACTGGATTCCTATAGTCATAATTACTCCTTTTCAGAATATTGCAGTAGGGTGTTCTGGATGATAGAAGAGAACTTGTCTTGAAACTGTTGATTAAAGTCTTCTGGGTTCGCTGCTCTAATGTCTACATTCATTTGTAGCTTCAGATCAACAGAGTTCTGACCTTGAGCTAGGGGCTGGTTAATACCCGGAAGTGCATACTGGTTCATTGCAGTATTTGCCATCATAGCTTGTTCTGCTTTGTACCTAGCAACTTCTTGTGCTGGGTTATAAGGTCTGAATTGTTCAATATCAAATCGTGGTGCTACTACACCAGATTTATCTGTAATACGTGGGTCTATTGCTGACAATGCACCTGTACCAGCACTCAACAATGCGTTGGCGCCAGTACGTCCGGGTGCTGTGATAGTCTCAATATAACCATAGGCAAACGCTTTAGCTTTATCTTTAGCTTTCTCTGTATCACCGTTGGCAATATCGTTGATGACACCAATGCCGTTGGTCACAGTGTTTAGTGCATTAGTGAGTTTCTTGAGAATAGCACTCCCGTCCAACAGATTAAGGAGTTGCAACCAGCCTCGATAGGAAGTGTCTACAAGTTGATTCATTTCACCAAGGAAACCCTTCATGCTCTCCAACCACTCGAAAGCAGCTTTACGCTTTTCTTCCGAAGGGAATAGCAAGTCACCTATCATGCTGTCACGACCTTGAAAGAATCGTTGGAAGCTTTGTACGAGGAGAAGTGCAGAACCTACACCCTTCGTCACATCATCAAACCCACGAGCAAGAGCTTTCACCATAGGATCAGCTTCAGCCAGACCCTCGGTCAATGCTCGGAACAAACGACTGAAACCAGACTCAAGACCGTTGCTACTAGCCAAGATGGCTTTATCAGCAGTCATGTTTCTAAAGCGAGCTTGTTCTGCTTGCGATGTTTTCATTGCAACATCGAGTTTTGGTGCCGCACGTTCACGAAGGATACGTTGTACGATTGGGAGGATTTCAGCAGACCTCACTTTACCAGTTGGTACTGCTTCATACAGAGCTTCCATTGCCTGTTGACCACTAAGGCCGCTCTTAGTCATCTCAGCGTATGCTTGTCCAAACACATCCATCGTACCCGGCATACTCTCAGCCATCTGCCTCTTAAGTTCTTCCATCGACAATGTGCCTTTGCCAATCATCTGACTTAAGGCGTTCATCACCAGCTTGTTGCGTGCTGGTGTAATACCCATTGCACGAGAATACTCAGAGAACCCCTGGAAGATATCTTGGGAGCCTTCCAGACTTACACCTGCACCAAGAGAGTTGGAAAGGAAGTTATTGTAATCTTGAGCCATATCCATATAGGAAAAGCCAATTCGATTACCTTGACTCCTCAACCATTCAAATGCCTCTGGTCCTTGCCCCTTAAGTCCCGCTGCTTCAGTAACTGCTTGTGTGGTTAACTGTGCAGAGATGACTTCTTGGTTCATCTTGTTTGTTTGGGCTAGACCATAACCACCAAAACCCAATGCTAAAGCCGGGGCATACATCCTTGCCGCTGTTCCGGCAACGCCACCACCAAAAGCCATAGACCTGTTATCCGCAAAGCTAGAAGACCCCTGCGGTCGGCGTGCCATTCGTTCTGCTGTACGCCTTGCCTCATCTTCTCGCAGAGCTTCCCTTCTCTCCCACCAGAGGCGTTGCTTCTCAGCCTCTCGCCTATCCCACTCCCCAGAACTCAAAGTACCTCGTTGACCGATCCCACCCGTTGATCCCATGTTGCCAAGAGATTGCTGGGCACGCATAAGGGCAGCACGCAGGTTACGCTCGTTAACGGCAAACTTGCTTACCTCAAATACAACCTTGTCACTAGCGTTCTGTAAAGCAGCTTGTATCCCTTTATTCAACATAGGCTGGGATATTCTAACTGCTCCAGTCTCGACTGTTTTATTCTGTACGTCTTTGTTTTGCCCTGTACCACGAATTGCAGTACGCACAGCAGAGCGTAGCTTAGCTTGGTCTACCCGGAACTTATTAATACGTAATGTTGTGGAAGGAAGTGCAGACACTTCTTTAAGTGCTTGACTAACAGCCACCTTCAGAAGATTCTTGTTTACCTTAAATTGGGTAATGTTTAGTGCAAGACTTTTATTCAGCCTCTCAGCATAAGCCTTAAACTTCTTTTCAAGCTTGAGTAAGTGTTGATCTAGCTTCTGTATCTCTTTTTGATCGAAGCGGAACTTTACACCTACGTAATAAGATGCTACTTCCAAGGCATTACCTCACTTTTGATTTCGTTTAGCTGCTGCCTCAGCTTCAGCTTTCTCATAAGCTATTTTCTTGAGTGCATCATGTGCATCCAGCATCTCCAACATATCGTATAGGTCAGATACTGTATACTTCGTCTTCATTTCCTTAATAAGGTGAAGCCCACCTAACTCATGTGTAGCCACACGATAGATTTGCCAAGGAAGAGAAAACTCTTCTTCAATCTGCTTCTCTACAGCAGACTTCACCCTATTAGCCGCTGGACTACTTATTCCTCTCCAGCGGCTTCTTGAAAAACGTCATTGAAGTTATATTCCATCACCTTGTCGAACAGACTACGCAGATGACCAATCTTACGGGAGAAGATAATGTCAAAGCTTTTATCGGTGATTTGCTTGTTGTCTTTAGACACATACTTGGTGATAACATGCTTCATTGCAGACAAGTCAACCTTGCCCGAATTGATGTTATCAATGTTCTTTTCCATAAACATTAGTGCGTCAGTGGCAGACATTGCAGTCACCAGATAATCCACACCATCTACTTCCACACTCAGTTGCTCAAGAGCCATAATAGCCATAAATTCATTCCCCTCTGTTGTTTGTGTGTTGGGCGTTCTTAGAAATGTTCTTTAGAACAACCCGCCAATTGCATTTGCTGCACCACTCACAGCACTCTTAGCTTTAGCAAAACCACTTGATAGAAGATCACCAAGCCCTGCCTCAGCGTTAGCGCCCACGATGTATGTGCTTGTGGTTTGGCAAAATAGTCGCCACTCTCTGTACTCAGCACCGCCAGAATAAGTGGCTACTGGATAACCAAGAATGTATGCCTCCGTGCTACCGAATACAGAACTACCACTACCATCTTTCAATAGCAGTTCGATACGTCCTGTACCAACAGCTAAATCTTGCGTGTGAATCTCAGACAACACTTCGTTACTCATAGCTGTCTGTAGAAGTGGGATAGTAATCATTGCTGAAGTGTCTGTACTTCTTACTCGTGTGTTCTTACCACGAATACCCCTTACAGGAATGAAGCCATCTACTGTCCTAGCAATGGTGATACTTTCCCAACCAGTCACTTGATAACCAGCCACCACCAGCACCACTTCTTTAGGGCTGTATGTAAATACTCCACCCATTAGAATAATCCTCCAATGCTAGGTAATGCACCTGCTGCAATGTTGATAATGTCACCAACAATACCGCTAGCAGATTCGTTGTTACCAAAGTTGACGCTACCGCTTGCGGCTTGAATAACCCACGCCCGCTCTCCATACTCATTCCCTTTCCCAAGGGTGGGTACTTCTGCAATCCATGCTGTTGCAGAGAAGAACAAGTCGCTGCCGCTGTTATCCTTGATGAACACAGGAAACTTACCCATGTTCGTTAATTCATCCAGTTGCCATAGCTTAGTGAGTGCATCATTAGATGTACTGCCACTGTATAAAGTAAAAGTGATACTGTAAGTGCTATCACCATTCTGAATACGAGCCACTGTACCGTCTGGTGTTCTGATAGTTGTATAGGGTGCTACGTCTTTATCGACAGTAACAAACGTACCATCTACATACCCATCCAGTGTAAGAAGTCCTGCTACAACGCATGTGACTTCCTCTGGAACATAAGTTGCTAGTGCCATAAATTCTCCTTGTTAGAGAGGGGCGACAAGCGCCCCCGTTAAGAAGAACTTACGACTGGCGCCAACGCTCAGGAACTTCTTCACCCAAGACGCCAAGTGCTGCAACAGTAGCAGCGTCCATTTGAGTGTTACCGCCAACACCCGAAGACAGGTTAACAGCTTGAATAATCCACTCACGAGTTTCAGCAGTGCTACTCATGCTGGTGTCTGGGATGGTGGCTACGAATGCTTGTGCAGCGGAGAACTTGGTAGTACCGCTGTTATCTTTGATAGTGATTGCAAAGACCCACTCGTTACCACTGTCTTCTTCGTCAGCACGTTGCAGAGCTTGCAGCACGTTGTTAGAAGGACTCCACTGGTGCAGAGTGACAGAGATGTTGGCAGCACGGTTACGACGCTTAACACGACCAGCACTCAGGTCACTACCGACGTAGAGTTCCGATGCAGGTGCCATGCGACTGACGTTAATGAAAGTACCGTCTGCAAGACCACTAATCGCATGTACGAAGCTACCTTTACTGATAACAATTGCAACTTCTTCTGGCGAGTAGGAGCCAAGGTTTGTATCTTGTGCCATGTGAAATTATCCTGTTTAGACAGTGAGGTAACCAGTGATGCTCTTAACCTGACGGACAGAACCTTGCAGGCGAGCGTCAAACCGGAATGCACCAGCGATACGTTGAGCGCGGAGGTTTTCTGGAATAGCTAGTACGTCCGGGGTAGTTACAGTCCAACCACGATCAATCATGCCATTAGCTTCAGCCTGAGAAAGAACAGCGCGAATCTCGTTCTCAATAATGGTGAGGCCAATGTTAGTCATCGGGATTTTCAGGCTATTAATCAGGCGGAAGTAAACACCCTCTTGCAGACGAGCAACCAGCCAATCTTCTGCGATGATAAGGTCAATGGCACCACCGTTGAACATGTTACCGTCACGGAATACATCAACACCTGCTACGCGGGTGAAGAAGTTGGTGTTCTTGTCACGCAGTACGTTGATCTGATTTGCAGTGAGGTTAGAGCGAGTGATATTATTCGCACGCTTATAATCCCAGTCGTTACTACCCGGAGTCACAGCAAGTTGACTACCTGCCCATGCAGCTTCAGGGAAGTCCTCGTCAGCAGTTGCCGAGTAAACACCGTAAGTGCGTGCGGCGTTCTTGTTAGACAGAACATAGGCAATGTCTGTAATGCTGGCACTGTCGATAACAGCAGCATCTTGAGTAGCAGTACCAAAGACACGACGATCAGTTGCTACAGCATCAGACACTTCTTCAACTACAGCAGCATCGTGAGTGTCGATGAATACAGCGTAGAAAGTGCTGTTGTCAGCCTTCACTGCATCATAGGCGTCAGTCCAAGTTTCAAGAGAAACAGTGGAGACTACTTCAAGATTGACAGAACTGCTCAGTGCCCAACCAGTACCAAGCACGGCGGGACCAACCTCAACAGTGGCTACGTCCGTACCTACAACAAGGTTAATACCAGCTACAGGGGCAAGTGCATAAGCTGCTGCAATACCAGAAGCAACACTGGATGCAGTGTCAACACCGCCAGCAGTGTAGGAATAGGTCTTGCTGTTTACCGTAATACTATACACATTACCGCTTGCAACAGTACCAACAACACCAACAACGGCTTCATCAATCTGACGACGACCAATGATTAGGGTGGAGATGGGTGCACCCAACACACCAGTCTGACCATACAGAGCTTGTGCAACGTGGTAAGCTGGATCAGCAAC